CTCTACCCCGGGGGCTAATAGATTGTACGCGATCAGATTGAGGGGAAATTGAATAGAGAACAATGTATATGGGGATGGGAGCACGTATTAACATAGGTAGATGGCACGTATATTGTGGGGATGGGAGGGAGTACTTACTTAATTTTGATGGTAGGTGGGGGGAAAATTGTATATAAAGACGGTCGTTGTAAGGTTTGTAAGGAAAGCCCATGATTGACCTAATATTGTATACAACCTTACAAGGTAACGTGAGCGTGTAAGGTTGATGTAAGGGTTGTAACAGTTTGTAACAATAGGGTAAATTGGTTGACAATAGAAAATATGGTGCTATACTTAAGGCATAGGAACAAACACCGCTAAAGGAACTAAACAAGGTGATAAAATGACAACAGTTAAAATTAATGTTTTTTCCGTGCAAACTGCACTAAAACATGGGAACGTATTTTGGGTACAAAATCAACAGTTCGCCCAAGTAACTTGTTTTCTCCCAAAGACAATCAAACCTTCTCACAACAATTTAGCCCTCTGAAGGAGATGGAAATGTTACACACTATTGATAAAATCATTGGTCCGGACGGTTTATCTATTTGGGTTGTAGGCTTGAGTATTGATATCAATTGGGCAGCTGGTATGCTGTATAATGAATGGGAGATATTCGATACTGAATTGTCGGCCTTACTTTATATAGATATAGTTTACTTGTTCATCTGATTCTCGCACTTTCATACTATTGGCATTAAATTTGCTAGTAGTATGAGGGGGATAGAATCCCAATTCATTTCATTCATTTACTTTTAGGGGTTATCAACATGGACCAAACTTATGGTACTTTCATTATTCGCCTTTACATCACGGTCGTTACATATACGAACGGGGTTAAAGTCCTCACTGATTCCATGAAAGTCATTTCCACCACACGCGGGGTCACTTTTACACAGGCTGAGGAGTTGAAAGCAACTTTTAGAGCTGAGAATCATTCGATTAATGATACTGCTTTGTCGTATCACTTTCAACCTGATTCTGTAATGCTTTACTAGTCATTGATTGGATATTCCACCTAATTGCGATTGATTCTCATTTTGAACTAGTCGCAATTGTGGGGAAACCCATTTCATTCATTTCATTCATTTTCTCAAAGGACACTATCATGTCAGTTATCTCGAATATTCATTCTGCAACAATCTATGATGCTAAAAAATCCAAAGCATTAGAGGGGCAGAGATTAGTTGTCACTATCGCGAAAGCAGATAAGAATGGTAACTATGGCCCTCACTTGCAACAGACAATGTGTACTTCTGTGCCAGTGCTCACGGCTGATAATGTTGTTGACGCATTGAATATTGATGAAATACAAGTTAGGTTGTTGCCCCATTTGGTAGAGTACTTGCAAACCCAACAGAATGCAATGATTGGTGCGCGTATTAAATCAGGCAATCGGGATGTTACCTCAGAAGAATTGGAGATTACAGGTATATTGGATTATCTCGAATCCGAGACAGTTGCAGAGAAATGGGATGCAACTAGGGTTGCACAGTGGTTTGGTGCAGTTATGGCAGAGCCTGTAGGTTTGGCATTGTTAGAGAAAGGATTGAATGAGGACCAGTTGGAATCTACTCTTAAGAAATGGGAGAAACTGTTCGCTGATTCTTTTGGGTCAAAATCCGCTATCCCATTCAAAATGGCCCAACAACTGGATAAAGCATTGAAATTGGCGCCAGAAGGTAACCCAATTGTTGCACGCTTTCAAGGTAGGATTGATAAAGTTCTTATGGCAACTATTGAGAATGATTTAGGTCTCTAACATTTTACATACGCCATCCATTAGGTTTAATTCTAGTGGGTGGAAATGTGCAATGTTGCACGTTAAGGGGTTAAAGGAGTTATCATGCAAAAGTATTATGTCATTCAATTTATTGGTACTAATTACAAAATCGCATATGTCGGACTAACTGAAGCATCCTGTTTCGCTTACATTTCCAATGCTATTGGTATAAGTGAGGATGTTGGGTTTTCACCAAAAGAACATGGATATACAGTAGCAGTTGATTTGTAACTCACGACGGTGACAATGGATGATTCTAGGTGCCTGGGATCATTCGTGGTTTTCGTTCACATTAACTAATTGGAGATTTATCGTGTTTAATTGTCATCGTCTTATTGTAAACAATCGCTTATATTGCATCACGCATACATGGGCACAAGCTAAATCAATCGCATTGATGTTGCATGGATTCGAGGAAATCACCTATTCCATTGAAAGTGCATTTATAGAGGGCATTGGATTTTAATTCTCACATCATAGGCCATTAGAGATAGTGGCTTAGAATGTGGCGAAAAGGATTTTAATTAAATATAAATGTGTCACTTTGGCACGTCAACCAGAATGCCAGAATGCCAGAATGCCAGAACCCAAAATGGGGGTCATAGGGTGTTGTATTTTCACCACACTTATATTCTACCTTAATCCCCCCCACTAATATTATCTCTCCGCCTAATACTAATCATACCTATAACCCTATGAGTAGTAGTTAATATTAACCCCTATTATATTTTTATACAATTTTTTTACCCCCTAAGAATATGCGTATCCAGTCGTAATAGCACTAACTACATCTCTCTTACTCTATGCCATCATATCTATATTAGGCGTGACAGTTAATATAGATATGATGGCGTACATGCGTCATAGCCCTCCGACCCCCTTGACACGCCTCTGGCATTGTGGCATTGTGGTCACTGTGCCAAAGGGCGCTTTTGCAAACAATTTTAAAAGAAAGTGGAAAATAAAATGACAACTAAAACACAACATCCAAAATACAAAGATAGACTAATCACCTATTCATCACCTAATCAATTCTCACCTGCTCATATCTCCAATCATCCAACTTATTCAACAATCCTATCAACCGTAGTAACTAACTCTAATTGGTCAATTGACACTCTCTACCAATATTGCAACAAATATTACTCCCATCATGGATTTACAAAACATATGTTCCAATGTGCAGTAAGAGAATATATTGACACATTGATTGAATTGCATCTCTAATCTCCCTCCCACCTCACCACCTCACCAACCAAAGGAAACTTATCATGGACTCACTAGAAACTAAACGCACAATCACATCTCTTGAATCATTCTTGTTAACTGATTGTGGTTCACATCATCAATTATTCGAGACAACTAATTTTGCAGGTTATTCCGAATGGTGCGATCACAACTATTTTATCCGATCTACCCCAGGCAATAATGAATATTGTGAGCAAGGATGCACATTTGCATTGTTAGTTCTTGAAGCATTAGAAAGCGAGTAAATTATCATGAGCGATTACAAACACATGACCCACAAATTTCGCCCCGTCTTGACCCTAGAACAAATCATGCATCTATCCAATCTGTGTCGTGCCAATGAAGCAGGACAAGACCAACACCTATCTCTATCTTGTCTCAAAGTATTGGTTCCAATCGTGGCCAAAATAGAAGTAGGAGCTATTTCCCCTGCCTACAAATTATCAGAAACCCACGCATTAAAACTCTCTGAGACAAAACGTCGTAATGATTATGAATCAGGTCATATGACACCCGAACAAGAGGCGGCGTATGAAACAGAAATTCTTGGCCTATAGTATCCCCCGTATCAACTAACCAACCTAGGAAACTTATCATGTCTGATCTCTCTCTTGTACAAGTAAAACAAATCTGTGAAACCGAAATACAATCTTCATATCCATTTTATCCTAGTCTTGTTATGTCCCAGTTCTGGGAAATGAATTATGACAAAAATTTCGCAGATATTAGAGATGGTAATATTAAAATGTACTGGGAACGCAATCTCACATATCTTCTATTGGTTCTAGAAGAAATAGATTGCATCGAATCTGAATCCACATCAGAATCTAACCTATCCAAGGAGAACTAAAATTTCTAGAATCCTATGCGCCTACTCTGGCGTCACATTCTCTTGTGAACATCTCCCCCTATCTCTGACATCTCGTGAGATATCTCACCCGCTGTTCCACCTATCCAAAAAGAAACTATTATCTCTAGCTGGTCAATGGTCTCTAGGTAAGCTAACACCTACAGAATCTTATCTAACCTATCTTGCCCTATTACATTCAACCGATCTTATCGAGTGGCGTTGTCCTGCTAGATATCATGAATCAACACCACAAATCGTAGCTAACAATATGGAACAACTAATCCATATCATAGGCCGAATCGACGTTATCAAACATCCGTCATTCTCTTTGCCCCATTTTGCAATCTCTCCAGATACATGCACATTGGATAACTCTTACCATTGGATTCAAATCTGGAACCAATGTTATAATGATTGGTATGATAACATCAAAGACCATTCCAATGACCAAGACCTAATTAGGAGAGAAGCATCACTCCAGAAATTACTTAAAACATCTCACAAATCAATCGAAGATTACCCACGCATCTTAGCTAATTGGGCTCGTATCGCTTGCGATTTTCCAACCTTCCAAACTAGTGTACGTGGAACACGTATGGAACTAGCAGATTATTGGGAAGAAATCATAATCAAATGTGCTCGTGAATCTGCCATATTCCAAATCCCTGAAGCCGATCTAATTGAATTAATCGAACATTGTGAAGACCAATTAGAAGATGATGGGTCAATCTACGCAATCGCTCTCATGCGTTTTCTACGTAAAGGGCGAGATTTCCAAACTAACTACGCGGGTCTAGGTGATATTGATCTAGCATCTTCCACCCGCACATCCTATCGTATTCTTAAACCTACTGAATCAGCAGAGGATGCTAACATCCAAAACATGATTGATATTGCACCTAAATCAGAACCTTCTCGCAAAGATTATCCTGATCTCGTATCATTTATCAAAGCTAAAGCAAGATGGAATATTGCAGAAAACTATCGTGGTATGCAAGGCCCACTGTCTGGCCCACAACTCTAACTAATTAGGAGGATTTAAAATGTCAACACCATCACCTCTCTATACCTATCTTATCAAACCTCTTGGCAACTTAGATTTATGTGCTCTCTCTAAGTATAAGAATCAACTAATCCATTCCCATTATATGCGTCTATATGAATGTGGGTTCAACAATGAACAAATAGATACTGAAATGCGCTCTTACCTATTCAGTGTGACACGTATCACATCTATCCCTGCAACTAATTCGATCAATCCATCAACCTAACCTCTATGAGCGACCAAAGGGAGCGGATGATTCGGTGCTACCATTATCTCCTCCATTAACTCGCATCACTCACACATTTAATATAACTTCCATGAGAATCCTATGGCCACACAATCAACCATAACCCCAGATAGATTCGCAGCTATCATAGCAGCAGCTCGCGCGCGCAAGGCGGAACAATTACAAGCGAATCAAGCAGCTATTTTTGCCAAAACAGAAATAGCTCTTGCCACATTGCCCTCAGACTCTGTTATAACTTCTGATCTTGATAAAGCGAGACGTGAAGAGCAAATGACAGTTCTCGATAAATACGGTCACTCTATCACATACAATGAACAACAACGTAAATTCATTGACCTAGCTGCTTCCCACAAGTCCTCTATATTGATAGGCGCAGCGGGAACCGGTAAAACTACCTGCATGAAAGGTACTGTCAACACTCTCATTCAATCTCCTCACACAGGTATCTTATCTGGCCACGATCATAAACATCTTCCCTCCGACGTACCCGGAATTGTAGTTTGTGCTTACACCCGTCGCGCCACCAATAACATACGACGTAACATGGATGATTCAATGAAAGCTAATTGTATCACAATCCATAAGCTTCTCGAATATTCTCCTGTCTATTATGAGGTAGTTGACCAAGATGGAGAAACCAAGAAAACTATGAAATTTGAGCCAACTAGAAACGCATTAAATCCTCTCCCACACACAATCACCACAATAATTTTCGAAGAATCATCTATGATAGGAACAGAACTCTATCAACAAGTTATCGACGCTCTCCCACATTCCCCACAAATCATTTTCCTGGGAGATATCCAACAACTCCCACCTGTATTTGGTTCTGCCATTTTAGGTTTTAAACTCCTAGAATTACCTGTTGTCGAACTAACAGAGGTATATCGTCAAGCTCTGGAATCTCCAATCATCAGATTAGCTCACCGAATCCTATCAGGACAACCTATCGTAGGTAGCTCATTGGAAACTTGGAATGTTCCAGGCCAACTCAAGATAACTCCATGGAAAAAGAAAATAGATGCCGACTCTGCACTCGAAGTATCATCTAAACTCTTTTTCAAACTATATAACGATGGCGGGTATAATCCAGAATCCGATATCATCCTAATCCCATTTAATAAATCTTATGGAACTATCGAACTCAATCGCTCCATCGCCAATCAAATTGCACGTAAACACGAATCAGTTACGTGGGAAATCGTAGCAGGTTTCATCAGACATTATTTCACTGTCGGGGACAAAGTATTATATGATCGGGAGGACGCAGTGATAACTCATATTGAAATCAATCCATCATACACTGGCGTGCCTGCACAATCTGAGTCCACCTATCTTGATTACTGGGGGCACAATAATAAACCTAAAAATGTAATAGAAGGTGACCCGGCAAAGCCGGAGGATGACATTGATTTTATCTTGGGACAAGTTGCCAAGGATGATGAAGACCGTGTAACCCAATCATCCCATTCAATTACCTTGCGAATGTTAGATTCTGATACAACTCGAGTAATCAATAAAGCCGCAGAAATTAATGCCCTCATCTTAGGTTATGCTCTCACCGTGCATAAATCCCAAGGCTCTGAATGGGAAAAAGTATTCCTCCTATTACATAACTCTCATGCTACCATGCTCCAGAGAGAGTTATTGTATACTGCTGTAACCCGAGCCAAAAAAGAATTGTTTGTTATCTGTGAGGCAGACACATTCACAAGAGCTATTCAATCTCAAAGAATTAAAGGTAATACATTAGCTGAAAAGGCTGAGTATTTTAAAGGCAAAATTGAAACTAATGAGGCACAATCATGACCAATATGATCACACAAACTATATCGTATCCTCCATACAAAGTAATGATGTTATTCATCCCCGATGGCACAAGAAAACAAGTTCCATCTGTAAGTTTCTTAGAGGATGTTAAGATGTGTTCCAACTTAAATAAAAACTCTGACAATTATTACACTGTTTATTACCTTGAATTCGAGACAGACTAAAACATTTCGGGGAGGGGGTTGACATCCTCTCCGCCTTATGCCATAATCCAAACACTCGAACTCACCCAAGCAAATCGAGTTTTCAACAGGCAATCTTGCCATTTACTTCGCAACTTTAGAAAGACTTTGCAACCATGAACGATGTAACAACTCCCGCTACTCCCGTCGCAGTTAACTTCGATAACAAACTGGATTATAAACAAGTTAAGTTTGGTTTCCGTGAGCAAACTGACAAAGACACCGGAGTTAAAACAAAACGTGCCTCTGTTGATCTTGCCAAACTTCCTGTCCCATCCGTAGAAGGTATCGTAGCCATCTTGGAATCGGGTAATGAGAAAGCAATGGCTCTCCTGTTGGAGGCTGTGCAAGATGTTGTAGTTTCTCGTGCTCGTGATGTTATCAATGAGAACGAAGCTATTACATCTGACAACTTCGATTACTCTGTCCTTGACTGGAATGTAATCGCCAATCTGGAAAAAGAAGATCGTCGCTCTGCTATTCCTAAGGAAGTGTGGGATGATTTTGCAGCTGATTACATCACTGTTATCACCTCAGTCTCCAACTCTACCAAAGAACAAGCAGCAGTTGCAGCCAAGATCTTTGTTGGCAAATTCAATGCAATCAAGAATAAGAAAGATGTTATTGGCAAACTCAAGCTGCGTCTCTCAATGTATCTTGAGCACACTACCAAAGCATCTGACTTTGCCGAAATCGTGGAGATGTTGTTCAAGCGTGCTGACGCATTGATCGCCGCCAAGGAAGTTAACTTGGAAGAATCTCTCGGATTGTAATTCACCACTCACATTGTATTCTTGGTTATTAGTATTTCCTTAGAATATGATGTGATTTGAGTGATCCACCTAGATATGTGGTTAAACTGCCTACTTGCCCTCATCCCGTATAAGTCTGATCCAGACATTCTGGCAGTCCTTAGGATGAGGGCATTTTAATGTGTGGGTTTGGCTGGTAATTGTCGTTAGGATGTGGCGTTCACAAGTCCCACTAACCTAGCTGTCACCGGCAAGTCTAAGCAGAAACCCAAGCCTGCACATTAAAATGTCACCCGCTGCGCGCATGGAGTATTAAAATTCGTCAGTACGAACCTATCTGGATTCAAGTAAAAACAGAAGGAAGATGTGAGATATCGACTCATAGGAAATGGCACAAGCGTATTATTCATGCCATGTGGAAAGAAAAAGATCTTGACCTAGAATATAAACTCTGGTGTTCAGAGCAATCTCCACCCATTCAAGCTCGATTATCTATCCAACGTAATGGCACTGTTATTAAATTCTCTCTAGTTCTAAAGTCCGACTTGCAACAAGTAACTGTGGATTCTATATGACTCTCCCTGTTAATTCTTTTGTGTCTTTCCCAACACCAGCAGACGATAACTCACCCCATACAATCGTTGCTGTCTCACACATAGTTAAGATAGCCTCCCGCAAAGATGGCAAGATAGAGTTACGACTATCTGATTCTTCTTACATCGTAACATCTGATCCCCTCTCCACAATCCAACTCAAACTAGGAATCTAAGGTAAACTATCATGACCCCACACGAATCAATGTCTCTTAAGATCGCAGAGCTGGCCGCCAGTGTGCAAGCTACCTTACCTAACATGCCAACTCTCTTACGAGATATCCACTCAATACTTAAAAACGATTCAGACTTGGTATCTATCCTAACTCCAGAAGAAATTGGTGTGATCGTATCTGGTCTATCTAAACAAACCCAGACAACAATCACAACATCAGTGCTATCAGGCGGTAAAGGTAAGAGCCTCAAGAAAGTTAGTATTGATGATATCTAACTATGTCCCCGCCACCTCTCTCGCTCTATGAGCGCATCGCTGTAGTAACTTACCAACACTCTCTATCATTCTCCACATTCATGTCTCTCTCTCAATGGCTAGGTTGTTACCAATACATCTATCCAACCAAGCGAGAGTTAATCGAATCTGCCCTAACCTTACCTCTCTTATCAAACAAACCCGGTTCTATCCTAGCTCAATACCACTTCTGTATCTTACTCGAATCATGCTTTACCCCAACTCAACAAACTAATATATGTAGGCACATCAAATGTTACATGACCCATTCAACCTCTCCGACCCAACAACCCAATCTGAGCCTGCAACCTACGATGGCTCCGACCCAAGAATCCTTAATCTCTCCTACTCTTCCCTCCTCACGCTCCATTCGTGTCCACGCAAATTTCAACTCCAGAAACTAGGTTCAGTTCGCGAAACATCTGAGTCCCAAGAATCCAGTGTAACATTCTCTTATGGCCACTGTGTAGGTGAAGGCATCCAATTAGCTCTCGAAAATAAAAGCATGGATGAAATCTACTGGCGCTTATTCCTACAGTGGAAACCAGAGTTATTTGCAGACACACCCAAACAAAACAAATCATTTGCAACAGCCATATTTGCTGTTCAAAAATTCATTGCAATGCGAGAGGAAGGTTACCTCGACGGCTATGAGTTAGTATCTTATAACGGTAAACCTGCCTGCGAACTTTCCTTCATCATCCATCTTCCAGGTGGTTACAAGTATCGAGGCTTTGTTGACGCAGTTCTACAGCATTCCATCACTGGCAGGGTTGTCGTACTTGAATGCAAAACAAGTTCAGCAACTACACTTAATCCTGCAACATATAAGAACTCTGCTCAAGCTATTGGATACTCCATCGTACTCGACGCAATTTTCCCAACACTATCTTCCTACGAGGTTATCTATCTCGTATACTCTACCAAAGAATATTCCTATGAACAACTTGTATTCTCCAAATCCTACGCTCAACGCGCTCGCTGGATCAAAGAATTGGTTCTCGATGTAGAATTGATTGGCTCTTACGAATCTAACGATCTCTACCCGATGCACGGAGAATCTTGTTTCAGTTATTTCCGTGAGTGTGAATATATGAATTTGTGTCATATGAGCACAGACCGGCTTGCTCTTGAACTAACACAAGACGCACTAGACACAATCAATAAAGTGAATAGTGAATATCAAATTCACATCACTCTCTCTGACCTGATCCAATCGCAACTATCTAAAACATCTTAAGAGGTTATCATGGCCAAATTAATCTACACTGACTACAAACACGGTATTCGTATTGTCCTCCCACTAGCTGCTCTTGAATTTGTTCCCTCTATCCAAATAGTGACCAATGAAGGTTACAGTGAAGTTAAAGATCTTGAGATAGATCCAGAATTCAAATCATCTTTTCTCCTAATAGACTCCAATCAAATTGGTGATGCATCTCGTAAAGAAAGGCGTCTCAAAGAATTGATGGATGATATGACCCAAATACAAAAACAGATAGACATAGAAACAGGTGTGAAGGAGAACTGAAATGAAACTCACACAAAAAGCTGTATCATCTGTCCACCGAATACTCATATATGGCCCACCTAAAACAGGCAAAACCCAATTAGCTGGTGCCCTTTCCCAATATAAAAACCTCCTCTGGTTCGATCTGGAAAATGGATACACAACTCTACTCAAATTCCCAGAGGAATGGAAAGAACGAATTGAAATCATCTCCCTCCCAGATACGCGCAGTTTTCCGGTTGCAATCGAAACCTGTCTCAAAGTTATCCGCGGTGGTCCCACCAACATATGTGAGACCCACGGTAAAGTTAACTGCCCCTCTTGTAAGAAAGATAACCTACCCACGATAGATGTAGAACTAAATAAACTCGGTGAAGATACTGTTGTCGTGTTCGATTCTCTAACCCAACTTACTGCCTCTGCAATTGCCCACATCACTAAAGGCAAGCCAGAAGATTACAAGATGGAATTTGATGACTGGGGAAACCTCGGGAAACTTATGGAAATCTTCCTCTCCCACATCCAGCAAGCTCCATTCAATGTAGTATGTATCTCCCATGAAACAGAAACAGAATTAGAAGATGGAAAACTCAAACTTGTTCCTGTTGCAGGTAGTCGGGCTTTCTCTCGTAATACCGCTAAGTATTTCGACCATGTGGTATATGCTGAAGTCAAGAATAAGAAACACTCGTTGGTATCTTCTACAATTGGTTCTCTTAATCTTAACACTGGTTCTCGTACTGGTGTTGATCTTTCAGGTGATGCAGGTGAAGGACTCATTCAAATGTTTCGATCCCCGTCCGGCCCATCTCAAAATGACAAAGCCACCGCTAGTTTGGCCGGATTGCAAAACAAAGTCGCAACACAAACAGTACAAGTTAACAGTGGAACCGGTGTGAAGGTTGGTTCAATTCATCTCGCAAACCTAGTGAAGAAAGCAGGCAATTAAAATGTCCATCCTCCCACCCCAGGATCTCACAATGGAATCTGACCCACTAGGATTCTCACCTCATGTTGCCGGAGCAAAGCTAGATGCAGGTAAAATTCAAGCAGCTCTCATGACTTCTGGATTCTCTCTTGCACTAACTGAGGTCGCTAAAGTAACTACATTTGGCGCCAACAAGTACACACCCAATGGATGGCTATCTGTTCCCAATGGACAACAAAGATATGCTGATGCACACATGAGACATATTCTCTCCTCCACACACCAACCTAATGACCCTGACTCAGGCATCTCCCATCTAGCTCATGCAGCTTGGAACATCCTAGCCATACTGGAGTTAGAACTAAGGAAACAACAACATAAGTAGAACAAGTAGTATCTATCCATCCTGCGCCTATCTAATCTTAGACGCAGTCGGCTAGGTTCTCCCTGAATCTGGTACTTTACCTTAATCAAACTGAAAGAAAACTGACATGTCCAATATTGACAACATCCTCGACGCAACTCTTGATGATCTGGCCGATGCTCCTTCAATGGAAATCTTCCCAGCTGGCGCGCACAAAGTGATTCTCACAAACAAAGTTGATGAAAAGAAACTGCAAGTACAATTCACCCTCACTTACATTGAACCTCTGGAAGTTAGTGACCCTACCGCTGTTCCTCCTGCGGTTGGTGACAAGAATTTCCTATTCATTAACTTGAAGAAGAAAGATGGCACTGCAAACGAGATTGGCCAAGGCGAATTGAAAGAGATTATGAAAGCCCTTGCTGGTTCTTTTGAAGGTAACTCAACAAAAGAAATTCTGGAAGCATCGCAAGGTGTTGAGGTTGCAGTAGTTACCAAGATCAAGCCAGGCAATGATGCTTACCCTGATCCGAAATTGAAACTGGTTTCGATTCAAGTTCTCTGATTCTCTGATCCACTCACTACGTGACCTCCCATGATCTAATAAATTGTGGGAGGTTTTTCCACATGTCAATCCAAGAACCTCCAGACCTATTTGATTCTTACGATCAAGATCCAGATGATGCTCCGTTCCCGCTAGAAACAACTGAACCCACTGAAGAATGGTTAGATCATTCTCCACTTACATTTGGTAAGTATAAAGGCAAGACACCTAATCAAGTATCAGTCACTGATCCAGGTTGGCTAGTGTGGGCATTTGAGAATGTTAGTAACAGATCAGTATGCTCCAAACTTCTCTATAATGATTGCAAACCCAAACCAAGGAATCTAAGATGAGCCAACCAAAATTCTTCTATTACAATGACTCTTTATATCTCCGAATTATCCCCGCCAAACGCCTATTCAACTCAACCCTCGTACATGAAGTTGTAACGCGTGGTGATGTATTCGCAGTTCACATGGACACATTACAATTCACTATCCTCCCAGGTACTGCAACCATCCTCCCGCTAACACAAGAACAACAAGACAAGATATTCCTGCCTCCATTCATTCAACCCTCAGTCACTTTACTATGACCACTGCCAATGATTCCCTACTCTTTGTAGGTACTCAAGCAGACAAGCCGTTCCTCCCACATCTGAAAGGCTGTGTAGGAACGGCTAA